AATAAACCAAGATTCCTCCTCGTCATCGTTTGGGTCATAGTCGAGACATCGCTCAATAAATTCTTGGAATTCGTCTCCTGCTCTCTTGAGGAGTTCGTCAATAGCGTCTTCTGCTTCTTTGATAGTGATTTCTGCTGACCACTGTGCTGATTCAATTTTAAATTCATCTCTTTCATTTATTTTATCATAATCGTAATACAATTCAATGACACCTATTTCTTGGTCATCTTCTGCCCTATAAACTACTACGTCAACTAATCTGTGTTGAGCATAGCTATCTGCTTCTCCGAAATAATATTTATTTGCCATACTTTCTGGTATATACTCCTTGTGCATACTTTGACCAATCTCCTTTGAGTTCGTAGTTGGGTTTCATTTCAGTTTGTGTGTCAGGTAGATTCGTGTCTACAACGGGCGGTGTGTTGGTTGAAACAAGCCATACAAAGATTGAAGCTATCGGAATAAAGAAAATTAAGATGTGACGGAAAAAGTCTTTGTCGTAGTCGGGCAGTTCGCGCCATTCTTGAATTATTGCTTTCATTATTTAGTTGTTATGTGGTTAATTAATTCGTTTACTTCTTGCCAAACTGCATAGTGTCTTTTAGTGACTGCGTGCAGGTTACCGTTTGCATCTCGTGCTTCTAAGTACTCTTCCCAAAGCTGACGCTCACGAGCTTGAATGAATTGGATGATTTCTGTTGTTTTCATAGCGTTTTGTTTAAATGTTATATGCAAATATATACATAAGGTTTCAATTATCAACAAACTTTTTTAACATTTTTTTAAAATTGTAGTATTTACAATGGTTTCAGACGCAAACTTTTTTCGTGTTTCTACAGAATGAAACATATGAGTTGACAAATAGTCAAGTTTTTTGAGCCTAAAAGTTGACAAAACAAAAAAGCCACCCCGAATGGAATGGCTCTTAAACGCTATGAGTAGTGGTTAGGTGTACAAATATACTAAAATATGTGACTAAGTCTTGCTACTTGTCCGTGTTTTTTATGATGCAGGAATCCCTCAATAGCTTTTGGAACTTGGGTATACCCGTTTCTATGATGCCAGCTATCAGTTCCTGAGGCAGAACGTAAACTCTCAACCGTCACACCTATGTAATCTTTAGACGTTTTATGATGAACGTGGTGCATATAGACGTAACGATGTTTAGTTAAGCTCCATTCCAAAGGAAACTCAGTAGCTAACAATAAAGGTAAGTCTCCGTGTTTCGCTCCGTCTCCGTGTGTAGTTCCTATGAGGTTCTCTCCGTATCTAAAAGCCTTGCGATGTGAAAGAGAGCAGTCGAAAGTAATGTTTGAAGCCTTACGAAAATGTGTTTTGATAACATCAGCAAGAAAAAATCCGTGAGTGTAATCGTGGTTAGAAGGATTGAAGACAAAATGTACATCAGCCACAGCAATAAGTCTCTCAAGTATGTCAACATATAAATCTTTTGCGGTTAGAAAATTACGATACCACATCCCATCGGTGTCTTGTGGAGTTCCTGATGTTGTAGTTCGTCTTGGAGTATCTATGTGAAGAATATCGTTTCCACCAACGAATAAAATCTTGTCTATGTTAAACCCTGCAGACTTGTCTAAAATGCCTTGTACGCCCTCTAAAACACGTTGTACTGCTATTTGAGAGTTGTAGTCCTCTCCAGTCTCGAAAGCATCGCATAGCTTACCTATGTGGATGTCAGCAGGGTCTATAACTAATAAGTGAGAATCCTTGCCCGTTGTTCGTGTTATCGTAGGGTAAGACGGACTATACTCAGCTAAATCTCCGATTAATTTTTCTTTGAACTCGTTGAACTTGTCTTCTTGTCCGTTAAAGTTTGGGTTTTTAAAAAAGAGTGACGCTTGTTTAGACTTTAACCATCCGTGTTTGACGTCTTTGTCGTTTAAGCCTAAGTCATTGGCTTCTCGCTTAATCGCTCTGTACTGGTCAATGATGTCAACTTCGTCAGGCTTTAAGCGGTATCTTGTTTGTTTCATAGAGTGTATTTACTAAACTTTAGCAGCCACTTTGTAACAAAGCCAGCACCAAAGCCTATAATAAATAACCACAAGTTAGGTTTCTTGTTTTCTTGTTTACGTGTTTTGTACTTAATTACCTCTACTTTTTCAATCATTTTCAAGGTATCTCTCTTTAACTTATATTCAATACGTGTCTCAAGTCTCGTTTTAGGCACGAAAGAACGCTTGTAACGAACGATTGTATCTTTTTGAATGATTACCTTTTCCCAAGCAATAGAGTCTCTTAAAACGTACGGAATTGAATCTATCGTGTTTATAGTGATTGTATCAGCAATCTCATCGCATCGGTAACCTTTCTTAATTGCCTTTCTAAGATGGTAGTTTGCGGAGCAAGATGCAATAAGCACCGCAAGAAGTGCGGAGAATAGTACTTTAAAATTCATTGATAAGACAGTAAGTTACAAACTTCTCCGTTTTTAGGAGCTTAATCATTATTTTGTAAAGGTCAACTCTATTGACTACTTGACATCCTGCTGACCACCAGCCTATGTTAGTTCCTGATGGCTTGCTTAAATCGTAGGTATTAGGATGAAAATTAATGCCAAAGTAACCTTCTTGAAGTTTTCCTTGCTCTTCGCTTTTTGAATCTTTGTCCGTGTCTCTATAAACTCGCACTTTGTTTCCGAGTTGTAACAAGGCTTCGACTTTCCCGTTATGTTTACCATACTTCCAGACATTGTGATACCATTCATCAGCTTTTAACACGGCAGCTCCGTCTTTGTTCACTTTCTCGAATTGCTTAAGTGTTGGAGTACCTGCGTTTGTAGTTGCTGAAGTGACTAAAACAAACTCCTCGCCTTTGAATAAGTAAATCTTATCGTCAAACGTGTTGGGAATATCGTCTAATGAACGCACACCAAGTAGCCAATATCCTTGAGGTATCTTAGTAAAAGACGGAAGAGATTTAACTCTCTCAAGTAGTTGCTTGTCTGTGTACGGTCTTACCATTGTTTTTTTATTTTTAATAACCCCCGTCAACCTTATCAACGGGGGAACTCAGGGCAGTTCTATTGGTATGCGTCCGAGCGGAGTTACTTTAAGTCTTCGAGTTGTTCTTTTCCTCGCTTTATGAATTTGATAAATCTATCCCAAACATTGATTCCTGTAACTGAAAAGTAATTCTCATTGATTGATTTTACCTCCGTGAATACGCAAAAGAATGTGAACGCTTTAGTTAAGACTAAATCTACTGAAATGAAGTAAGACAAAATATCGGCTATAACGAACTTTTCAAGTAAAAAGATAAATACTATAGCACCACTATACAAAAGGCTCTTAGAAATCGTGTTAGATAACCTACGAGAGCGAATAGATACCCATCCGTTTTTTCGTACGCTTCTCCATATACCGAAACACATATCTAAAATGATTGTAAGAACTGCGATGAGTACCATCGGCTTCACGGGAGCGAGAACGCTAAACAATGCAAACACGAATAATATTATTTTAGTTTTCATCAGTTAAGAATTGCGGTTCGTAAGGAAACTCCTCTTTTATTGAATGACCAGCGAAAGCGTGCTTTGGGTTTTTAGGCTCTACTAAGTTAGCTCCGAAGTCATAGGTGTTATCCGACATTACATCGAAGTGGTATCCGTCTGCGTAGATAGGTTCCTCGATTACTTCCATTCCTTCCATTACGGGAGGGGTTAACATAATAAGTCCTATCTCTACAACTGCTTGTACTCCGCTTCCGTATGCTTCGTGTTTTTCTCCGTTGAACTCCACCTCAACAAGAATGCCTTTTGCTTTCAAGTCTGCGAGTGCTTGTTCCTTGTCTGTGTATGTTAGCTTGTAAATCATATCGTTGTAAGTTGTGCGAGTTGAGTATTTGTAAGGCGAGTTTTCCAAAGGGCGACTGCGTTTGTAGGGCTGCAAATAGTTTGAGCACCATTCGTGTAAACATCAAAACCTAATCTGCTTAATGTTCCGCTTATAGTTGTTGAACTTGAAGTACCTTGCGAAGTTCCGTTGACATACAAAGCGACATCATTATTTTTGTAGGCCAAAGCAATTTTATATCGTGTTCCCGTAGTGTATGCCGACCCACCTATATTGAATTCAAGGTTGCCTCCAAAAACACCGATGCCACGAATAGTACCTGAACTTGTTAATCTAATAATTGCTCGGTTGTTACCCGTTCCGTCACTTATGCTTAAGTCTTGTTCGTCAGCAGTATTTAATTGTGCGTAAACATCAAAGAACAAAGTACCCTCTGTTTGTCCTATAAGCGAACTAATACCAGTCTTTGAAATAACATCTGCGTTTCGTGTTACACTTGCAGAGGTTGTAGGTATGTATGAAGTAGCGTAGCTTCCGACTTCACATTGTGCGCCCCATACGAATATAGTTCCGTTGCTTGTTAGGGTTACACTATTGTCTGCTTCTGCAATAGCTAATTGATAGTATTGCCCACTTAATGAAGTTGAACTTGTGTAGGTACATCTATACCAACCATTACCTGCATCTTCGATTGTCGCAGTTCCATTTGTTACCGTACCTAAAGTACCAGCATCTAAATTAAACCAACATCTGTAATTTGCACCAGCAACATCAACAAAAGACAACCAATTTTTAGTACCTTTCTTTGCGTAAATAGAAATTGTATAAACTCCACTTGCAACTGAAAATGCCTGATAAAAGCCAGCACCACTATTTGTACTTGTTAATGTATCTCCGTCTTGAATACCACTCGGAGAAATTACTGAATTTGCGGTTACATTACAATTGAATTTTGTCCACGCTGCGTTATCAAAAGACGAACTATAAGTAAGTAGGTTAGTTCTTTGCGGTTCTACAAGTAAACTTGGACAAGTTCCGTTTGAGTAGTCAAGTCTTGGTATGTTAAGTCTTGTTTCCGTTTTTTGGTAGGGTTTTACTTCCGTTCCTTCTACCATTTGAGCACCCCATAGATATATTGTTTCGCCTACATTTCCGATTTTACCTAAGGCAATATAGCCGCTACCATTCACTAAAGCACTAACTACTGAACAACGATACCAGCCATTTCCAACGCTTTCAATATTTGCACTTGTGTATGTGCCGAATCCTGAAATTACTTGCGTACTTAGGTTGTAATATATTGTGCAATTACCGCCCGTTACATTCAATTCTATCAATACTTCATTAGCAGTTCCCGCTTTAAAATAACAAGAAGCAGTATAAACTGAGTTTGTATAGTTAAACGGAAGCACATAAACTGTCGCACCACCCGCACCACTTTGTGTCATTCGGTCGGCTGTTAAAGTGCCGTCGGGTGCAGTTATATTGTTTGCGGCTATAGTAGCTTGGTATGTACCCCAGTATCCGTTATTGAATTGCTCCGAGTATTGCAATAAATTGTAAGGCACTAACTCCACCAAGCCAGCAGAGTTTATTCTTGTTGCGGTGGTCGCTCGGGTTACTGACAAATCGCCACTTCCGTCCGACGGAATAACGGAATAAAGTTTGCCCTCCTTATATCCGTTTGGTGTTACAATTAAAGAGGCAGTATCTAATAGGCTCATATTTGAGAAAGGTTTAAAATGGTTAAAGACATACAGAAAGACGATTCCAATACTCCACCCTCTGAGGCTACTCTTAACTCAAGTTCAAAAGGTGCATTAAAGGTTGTAGTAGCGTAATCATACGTAGAATCTGCGGTGTTAATTTGGTCTCCCCACCACGTTGATTCGTATATCTTGCCCCAGCTTATGTTGTTTGACATTTTCTATCTTATTTAAAAATAACTTTAATTTCTCTACGTTGTTCTCCTTTGGTGTGTATGTCCGTTTTTTCATATGAACCATCCCGTGAAGTTATTAGTTGTATCAGGATACATATCTTGGTCAACGTTCTGATTGTACTCAGGGAACAAATCTTGGTTGAAAGACATATAACTGATGAATCTCTCCGTGTAGTGTTGAGCAATCTGACGCTCTTTCTCTAATAAAAAGTCTACTTCGTTTTTCTCTACGTTTTCAGCGTTCTCAGAAGAGTGCTTGTAAACTCCTTTGTTAGCGATTGTGTAAGCTGCGAAAGGTAAATACTCAACCATTGACCAATGTATCAGCATAGGCTTTACATACGTATCTACAAGGCTCTCATAGTTACCTGAAAGCGTATTTGCGATGATGTCAGCTTGAATCTTCTCAAGTAGTTTCGTGCCTAAGTAGTTTTGTATATGGATGTCTTGAGCAATCTTAATGAATTGAATGAACTTGTCAACATCAACATTTCCGTTTACTGCGGTGTAACGCACCAAATCGTCTCTCGTAATTAGTAGTGCAGTTGCCATTATTGTTTTCCGTAAATAGGGTTAGTAGGTAAAAAGCCGTTGTAAGGCATATCAACTGGCATCATAGCAACTTTCTGCGGGTTTCTCAATCGGTAACCTGCCTTTTCAGCCTTGTTAGTACTGATGGTTTTAGCGTTAGGGTTTGTAGGGTCGATTCCCATACCCTCTTCAAACGATACGTATGTTCTACGTAACCATTTGTGATGGCAGTTGCCTCCGCCTTTGTAAAGAAAGATGTCGTATGTAGCAGCTCCTTTAGGGCCCCAACCAGCGTTTACTGCTTGCTTGCTCATTCTCTCAATGTCTTCTTTGCGATAAACCTTTTCAGCAGCAGTCATTTTCTTGCAGAACTCACGAGATTTATCACTCGTTTCCCCTGAATAAACATAACGAGTAATAAACTTAAATCCATCAATTACTTTATCTTGCTCAGATTTAGCTTTAGGATTTGCAGTTCCAGTACTTACGAAGTTGTAAACCTTTGATAAAAGCGATTGCTTACCAGTACTTGCCATTTCAATCTCCTTATCAATAGCATCCTCTTGGTCGTAATCAACCTCGAACTCGTCAATAAGTACCCACTTCTCATCAGGTGTTTCTCCTAAATCAATAAGTCCGTCTGCAATCTCGTTATCTAATGAGTCGTGTTTTGATAGCTCAGTACCCGTCTCTTCGATTACCTGCTCTTCAGTCATAGCATTTTCAAGGTCTACAAATTCAAGCGGTTTAAGCGTCTTAAAGAATAAGTTAAGTGAAATGTTGTTGAAAGCAAGAATCTTGTCTAAGGCGTCTATTATTTCCTCTTGGAAAGGCTTAATCACCATATTGTTGAACAAGACAAATGAGTTCTCTAACTCGTCAGCGTTTGAACTGAATCCGTTAGATGAAGCAACTCCGAATAATAACGGAGAAGTTACGTTGTGTCCGAGCATTATTTTACGCAAACACTCTTCACTTAAATATGTGTAGTGGTCAGGTGCGTCATTAAGTGGAATATCCTCAACTGTAGTTCGTGTGTCCATATTGTCGTTGAACGCTACGATTACTTTTTGACCTTTAGAACCCGTCAATTTACCAAGAACTTTGCTTGAGATGATTTCTTGTTGCTCCAAAGTAGGCACTCCGTTGTTAAAGTTTACAACCTTAGTTCCTGAGAATCCGTTTTGTACTTCGTTGATTAAGTAGTCAGACACTTCCTCCTCTAATAGAGCGTAAGGTACTGCTCCTTGATAGTCAGGATAAGCATAGTACTTCATTCCTACTGAATATGGCTTAGAGAATAGAATTTCTACCTTTTCTTTACCGAATCCAAAAGCAGGGAAACGCTTAGGTACATACTTCTTAACGTCTGACCAATCATCCGAGTAGTAGTAACCCTCAATCTCTCCGTCTTTATTACATTTCTCAGCACGAATTAAGTTTACGGGAATGTGGTAAGCCTTTAGGATTCTATCGTGCTTATCGTTGTAGTGTACCTGAATAGCAAACTGACCAAATAACTTTCGGTCAAAAACAATCTTACGAAGACAATCTTTAGACATCAAGGTCATCATTTGAGCGTACTCATTCGGCTTCTTGTTTCCGTCAGTAGCTGAAAGTCCTTTCCCGTAAATAAGTCTCGCTATATTGTTAATGATAGCGTTGTTCGTGGTTGAGTTGGTGTAGCGGTCAATTAAAAACTGGTAGTAATTGTTATCTCCGTTTGCACTATCATAGTTTACCCAAGCATCTCTCTTACTTTCTTGAATTGTAGGAGCGGTGTAGGCAGATAGATTTAGTACGTGTACGTTGTTACTCATAAACTATATAAGTGTTAGAGGTTGTATTTGAAGTGTATTGACCTGCGTTAACTGAGAA